GCAACACCGTTTTCTTCGGAACAAAGGCAGAGTATCTCCAAAGCCCGCAAGGGCGGCTATTTGCCACAGAGAAAGGCGGTGATGAACAATGACCGCAATCTTGGAAAAACTGACCCTCTATTGGGCGTACCCCTTTGTCCGCTATGCGCTGGTGGTCGGCGTGCTGATTGCGCTTTGTTCCTCTCTGCTGGGCGTAACGCTGGTGTTGAAACGGTTTTCCTTCATCGGTGACGGACTTTCTCATGTGGCGTTCGGAGCCATGGCGATTGCCGCTGTGCTACAAATCACCAACGAAATGCCGCTGGTCATGGTCATTACAATCATCAGCGCCGTGCTGCTTCTGCGTACCGGGCAGAACACGAAGATCAAGGGCGACGCCGCCATCGCCATGATCTCGGTGGGGGCACTTGCTATCGGCTATCTGCTGATGAATTTGTTCTCCACATCCTCTAACTTGTCCGGCGATGTGTGCAGTACGCTGTTCGGCTCGACCTCTATTCTGACGCTGACGAAAAGCGAGGTCTGGCTGTGCGCGGTGCTATCGGTGGCGGTCGTGGCGGTATTTGTTCTTTGCTACAACAAAATTTTCGCTGTGACCTTTGATGAAAACTTTGCAAAGGCTGTGGGGACAAAGGCCGATTTGTATAACTTACTGATTGCCATAACGATCGCCGTTGTGATCGTGTTGGCAATGAACCTTGTCGGCTCACTGCTCATATCCGCCCTTGTTATTTTCCCGGCGCTGTCTGCCATGCGGGTCTACAAAAACTTCCGTGCGGTGACGATTTGTGCGGCCGTCCTTTCCGTCTTCTGCGCCACACTAGGCATTCTGATCTCCATCCTAGCCGGAACGCCGGTCGGCTCGACCATTGTGGCCGTGGACATTTTTGCATTTCTGATTTTCTCTGGAATATCCCGATTGGAAGGTATCCGCACATGAAACAGGCTTTGCTTATTCTCGCCGTCGCGCTTTATCTGGTTTCCCTCTGCGCCTGCGGCGATCAGAAGATCCAGTCCAAATCGAAGCAGGGCAGCGCGACCCGGCAGGTCGTTCAGGAGCAGATGGCGAATGTCACAGGCGAAACGACCGTTCCGCCGACTGCAATTCCGGAGCAGCAGCCTGCTTCGGATGAAACTACACCGGAAAGATCGTTGCCGGAAGCGGAGCAGATGCGGCCCGCCGAAGCGCTTACAGACTATGAACCGGCACAGGCCTCCGGCGAACCGGATGTCGATCTGACTACGCTCAGCAGCACGATGGTCTACTCCGAGGTCTATAACATGATGTACGAGCCGGATCGGTACCTCGGAAAGCGCATCAAAATGAATGGGCGGTTTGCGGTCTATGAGAATCCGAACACCGGCGCGGTGTACACGGCCTGCATCATCATGGACGCGACTGCCTGCTGCTCGCAGGGGCTGGAATTCGTCCTCGCGGGCGAGCATAGCTATCCTGCCGACTATCCCGAACCGGGAACAGAAATCACGGTCGTTGGCACATTCCAGACCTACGAAGAAAACGGATATGTGGACTATCATCTGGTCGATGCAGAGATGACCGAGTAAGAAATCGTTTCTAGCAAAAAACAGGCAGCTTTCCACCGAAGCCGCATTTCTGCGCAACGGTTGACGAAAGCTGTCTGTTTTGCTATATTAGTGAGCCACTATCTTGGCGGTGGGATCAATCAACTCCTTCAGACGGAAAACATCATTCTTATGTTTCTTAATATTTTTGCTATCAACGTGTTCTCCTGCCGCCATAGCGCACCTCCTCTCTGCAAAATGGGCATAGAAAAAGCACCGTCCAAATAAACCTTGAACGATGCTCTGATAGTTATCGGATTGTTGCTCAATCTACTATCTCTTTATATTTTGTTTTATTGCAGTGGTCACTGCATCTATATTGAATGGTTTTGAAATGTGTCCGTTCATTCCAGAATCCAAGGATGCCTGTACATCTTCCTTGAAAGCATTTGCAGATTGTGCGATGATTGGAATTTTCGCAGCGTCTGGGCGCTCCTTGCTCATTGCACGAATTGCCCTTGCCGCCTGATGCCCATTCATTTTAGGCATCAGGACATCCATTAGAATCACATCATATGTGTCTGCCGGATTGTTGGCAAAACAAGCAACTGCGTCCTGTCCGTCTACTGCACGAGTTACATGCATACCTGCTTCTTCGAGCAGCGTGGTTGCCAATTCCGCATTCAGCTCATTATCTTCTGCGAGAAGAACCTTTACTCCATTAAGGCTGACATCCTGTATCGGATTCAGCTCAGGTATCTGTTTTGGGTCTGCAAGTTCCATAGGAATTTCTACTGTAAAAGATGAACCACACTCTTTCTTGCTGTGAACCGTAATTGTACCGCCCATCAGTTCTACATATTGCTTGGAAATTGCCATTCCAAGCCCCGTTCCGGCATAATGTGTTCGTGCGCCGTTATCCTCCTGTGAAAAGGGTTCAAACAGCCTGTTCTGAAATTCTTCACTCATACCAATGCCATTGTCTTTTACCACATAGCTGCCTACAATATGCCGTTCGTCTATGCCCGGTTTGATACTGATTTCAAAAGTAATCGTTCCGCCATCTTTTGTAAACTTGACCGAATTACTCAGAAGATTCGTCAATATCTCACGAATTTTTGTTGCGTCCGTCAGAACATAAAGTTCTTTGGGGATGTTGCGATGTATCTCAAATGTTAAATCCCGATTCAGCAGGAGTCCATCCATGATAGCAATCACATTATCTATTAGGACAGGCAAATTCTCCGGCTCAGGTGAGAAGCTTACCTTTCCGTTCTCGATACGGCTAAGATCCAGTACATTATTCAATAACAACAGCAGATGCTCTGAACTTATTTTTACCTTTTGCAGATGAACTCCATGATCTCCGCGTTCAGGGCTTCGGGCATGGAAGCCGCGTACTCGTGGAGAACAAGGCTCTGATTTTCAATGCTCAGACTGTCGTACTTGTAATCCTCAATGGAGAGGCGGATGTAGAGGGCAATCACATATTTCTGCATTGTTTCAGTACCTCCGCATAGGTTTCAAACTCGCTCTGGAAGCGATAGCTCACCGTGATCTGCTTGTCGTGGGATACCTCGATGCGGTCGATCAGCCGCTCGATGAGTGCGCCGGTCAGCGCACGGTCAGTCTTGATTTGCGCGGCATCCTGTTCCAGCGCCCGGTGCTGCTCTGTTTGAGCATCCATCGTTCGCAGGCCATCCTCCAACTGTTCCATTTCCACGGCGAGGTCGGCAATGCGGCTTTCGTACTTCTCCTTGTAGTCAAAGTATTCATCCTTGGTGAGAACGCCTTGGACGAGGTTTTCATATAAACTCCGCACGATACCGCGAAGCCGCTGGATTTCCTGTTTGCGGCTGGTGATCTTCTCCCGCAGCTCGGCGCGGTCATCGACCTGTCGGGGCAGCTCTGCAAGGGAGAGGGTATATTGTCCCAGCGCCGTATCAAGCGCATCCTGAAGCATATCTGCCAGCATATCCAGCAGCATATCCTCGCGGATGGTCACGCCGGGGCAGGCATCCTTGCTGATTCGGCTCTGGCTCAGACAATGGTAGAAGTACACATCGTCGGACTTCTTGCGGATGTTTCTCTGCCGGTGCAGGCTGCCACCGCAATGGGCGCAGAACACCTTGCCTTTGAATAAATTCGGCGTGTAGACTTTGACCTCCCGTGCCTTGGCGCGGCTGGCGGTCTGATTGAGAATTTCCTGCACCGCCGCGAACTGTTCCCGGCTGATGATGGCCTCGTGGGTGTCCCGTACCACCGTCCATTCCTCGGCATCGGCCTTGACCTGCCGGTGATCCACGGTTTTGGTCTGCCCCTGAACGAGATCTCCGGTGTAGACCTCGGAGCGGAGAATAACGCCGACCGTTCGGGTCTGCCACTTGCCGCTGCCGAGCAAATTTTCGTGGGTAATCTTGCCCTGCATCTTCTTGTAGTGGCTGGGGGTGAGGATGCCAGCCTCGTTCAGCCGCACGGCGATGGTATTGAGGCCAGCGCCCTCGGAAGCCCATCGGAACATCCGCTGTACCACAATGGCGGCAACGGGGTCGATGATAAGCTGGTGGCAATCGTCCTCGGCTTTCAGATAGCCGTAGGGAGTACGCGCACCGATGAACTTGCCGTCCTTCATGGCCTGCCGCTGCTGCGCCCTGATCTTGCGCCCGATGTCCAAAGCGTATGCTTCGTTTATCATGTTCCGCAGCGGGATGATGATACCGGAATGGGCATCCTCCGGGTTGGCGGTGTCGAAGTTTTCATTGACCGCAATGAAGCGGATACTGCGGATGCGGAAATACTGCTCGATGTAATAGCCGGTGTCAATGGTGTTTCGGCCCAAACGGGAGAGGTCTCCTTGTGTCAACAAAGAACCAAAAAATTTTGAAAAGCCAGAGGACGTTTCCGGGCTGTCTGCCCGCCGCGTCCTCCGACTTTTCATCAGGAGGATTATGCCTCGAATTTGTCGTCTAAATCAAAGTATGCCTCATATTGACGAATTATGTGAAGGAAGCCATCATAACCGGTTTCGCTGATAGTTTCAAGAGTTTTGTCGCTTGCCATTTCGGTATGTCCGATTATCACGCCGAGAAGCCTCAAGGTATTAAGCACGGCACGTTGATAATGATATTTCTGCTCCTGGCGGCATACACGAGCCACTTCACTGGTTCCATCAATCTTTCTGTTTCTCACGTCAGCCATCATGCTCAGCGATAACAGAATACTACACGCACGATCCTGCAAATCTGCGGCAGTATTATCTTTGAATGTCAGTTCCATAATTGTCCTCCGTTTCTTCTGTTTGATTGTCTGTCAGGTCTGCAAAGCAGTCCCGGAATTTCCATACAATCTCAATCTGCGAATCCGGATAGATGTAAATATCCTGAATAAATCCCCGTACCATTTCTTTGGTAAGAGATGGGGTATCCCGGTACTGTCTGCTCAGTTCCAGCAGTGGATTTTCCGAGGTATGAGCTTCCTCCTCCAGAGCGGCCAAAGCCGATTCCTGTTTCTTTACATCTTCATCCAGTTCTTGAACTGTTTTATCAACCTCAGCCTTTTTCTTAAGATAGCGTTCCTTGCTACAGTCACCGGCAATATAACCTTCATACAGAGTCAGTTTTTCCTGCCGGTAGCGCTCCTGAAGCTGCTGCAGACGGGTCAATTCAGCCATGCAGGCGTTGATCCTGCCTGTCCGGGTAAACTGTAAGGCTGTTTTCTGGTTTTCTTTTTGCCGATACAAAGTAAGCATTTGCTGAATGGCATGAAGCACTACCTGTTCAATGTCAGTCTCCATGAAATGCTTTCCCCGTGGGCAGGATGCGCCCGGATCGGATGCCGACTTATCACATAGATAATATACAGCGCCTTTTCTGCCAGTCCGGCGAGTCATTATCCGATGGCACTCTGCACATCGGACAACACCTTTTAATGGGTACTCCTGTATTCCATGACTACCGCGTTTCCTGCCGAGCTTCAGTATTTCCTGCACCTTCTGAAATTCCTCATGAGTTACGATGGCTTCGTGCATATTCTCCACTACAATCCAGTCCTCTTTCTTATTCGGAAGCGCTTTTTTGACATTGACAGCAGCTTTGGAACGCTTATGCCCAACTGTTGCGCCAGTGTATTCGTACTGATGCAAGATGCCCAGCACCGTATGATAATTCCAGCCGTTGCTTTCTTTCCGTTTCTGAAAACGGTTCTGGCCTGGATGTTTCAGACGGAAGTAACTGCCCGGTGTCAGTATGCCGTCTATGTTCAAAATCTCCGCAATCTGTCTGGTCTTTTTTCCTGCCAGCGCCAGATCAAAAATCCTTCGCACCACCGAAGCAGATTCCGGATCAATCGCCAGCTTGTTGCGGATAGTCGGGTGAAACTGATAGCCGTAAGGAGCAATGCTGCCCACATACTTGCCCTGCTTCATCATTTGCAGCTTTGCCGTTGTGGTCTTCACGGACAGGTCTTTGCTGTAAGACGCATAGACAATATTTCGGATTACTACATCCATTCCGCTGGTAACACCTTTATAATCGTTGCTGTCATAACCATCATTGATAGAGATGTACCTCACACCCAAAAAAGGGAACACACATTCCAGATAGTTTCCCATTTCCGTGTAGTCCCGCATGGCTCTTGAAAAATCTTTCGTAACGAGGACGTTCAGTTCACCGGAGCGGAGCTTTTTCATCATATTCTGAAAAGCCGGACGATTAGTGTTTGTGCCGGTAAAGCCGTCGTCTACAAATTCCGTGCGCGGAGCATCTTTTAATTCCGGATGCCGGTTCAGAAATTCGTAGATCAGTAGTCTTTGATGCTGTACGCTGTCGCTTTCCTCTTTGGATCGGCGTGTATCCTCGTCAGCCAAGGACAAACGGATATAAATGGCAACTTTTGGTTCTTTCATGAGATCGCCTCCTGCTTCTTTTGCATTTCCAGAATACTCTGGCACATTTCCTGATACACATCATCATAATAAAAAACAACTTCGACAGCGCCATTTTCATAAATCAGAACCTTCTCTATCATGGTATTCACCAGCTTCTGCGTCAGTTCCGTAGTACCGGTGGCCGCCTTCATCATAGCCATCCATTTATTATCCGGAGAAATAGAATCCAGAAACTTTGTCCGGCGCTGAACCGCTTCATCCATCAGCTGACTCAGGCGTTCATGTTCTTTCTCATAGGTCTTCTTAGCAAAAGAATATTCTTCTTCATTCAGAATACCTTCCACGTAGCTTTCATATAACTTGCTTCGTTTTTGATTCAGGGCATTCAGCTTCAAGCTGATACTGGAGACAGCGGCGTTGTACTTTTCTTTGAGATTGCTTTCTTCCTTGCTTCCCTTTAAGATACTGAGCAGCCGCTCGTAGTTGAGGGCAACCCGTAGCTGATCTTGTATGACAGTGAGCACTTTTTCATTCAGAACATTCTGTCGTATATAATGCTTTGTACAGTGTTCGTGGTGGCGTGAAGTATAGGTGCTGCACTCATATGACCCCATCCATTCTTCCGGTCCCTTTTTGTCAATCCGATGTCGGCGGAAGTACATTCGCTTTTTACAGTCTGCACAGAATATTTTCTGGTCAAAGAAATCAATCATCTGTTCCCGGATAATGGCAGACTGTTTCATTTTCTCCTGCCGGATACGACTGGCCTCCGCCAGAATATGCTGAACTGTATCAAAATCTTCCTGGCAAATGATCGCCGGATGCGTATTTTCATACCAAATCCAGTTCTCTGGATCTTCCTTATGCTTCTTGACACCCTTATAAATAGCGGTACGCATTCTGCCGTGAATCGTGTGTCCCAGATAGACCGGGTTTTCAAGAATGGAATTTATCGTGGACTTTGCCCAGCCTTTTCCAACCTGATTGCCATGTCGGGAACCATTTTCACGCTTGCGAAGTTCCGGATGGACAGCGCCTGCTTCTTCTAAGCGGTGAATCATGGAATTGACGGAAACGCCCTCCATCTTCCAGCGAAATATATTCCGCACATAAGGAGCGGCAGCCTCGTCAATTACATAAGCGGATTTATCTTCATTCCACATATACCCGTAAGGCGGGTTACGGCTCTGAAAGGTTCCGTTTTGCTGCTGCGCCAGGAGCGCCGTGGAAACCTTACGGGAAATATCTCTGGAATACAGGGCGTTAATCAAATTTTGGAGCGACACAGAGAGAGACTCCATGGAACTGCCGCAGGTAAAGTTGTCAAAGTTTTCTTTGACAGAGATGAAGCGTGTTCCCAATGCCGGAAAAATCTTTTCCAGATAGTTGCCCACTTCAATGTAATCTCTCCCGAATCGGCTCAGATCACGAACCACGATAGCCTCCACCTTACCGCTACGCACATCATCCATCAGCCGGTTCCAGGCAGGACGGTCAAAAACCGTGCCGGTTTTTCCGTTATCGGCGTAAACCTCCGCAAGTCTGAGATAGGGACAGCCTGCAACATACTCCTTACAAACATCAATCTGGTTCTGGAGAGAAGCGCCTTCGTCCTGTTTTCCGCTGTTCTCCACAGACAGCCGTGCATAGATTGCAGTGACATAGGACATCTGCCCGATCTGTGCTGCCGATTCCGGCTGACTGCTATTTTTTCTGCTTTTTCTTGCCATGGTATCCTCCTATGTTCAGCCAGCCGCAGCTGGCCTTTCTTCAAATTCCTGGACATAGCGGAGCGCCAGCTCGTATTCATCCCGGTATTTGAATTGAATCTCAATCGCTTTGTTCTCGTAAATAAAAATCCGGTCTACCAGTGCCACCAACACCCGGCGATCCAGCTCCGAAATATTTTGGAACTGAGCAAACGCCTTTACCCAGGCACGGTTCGTCATACCGGTAGTTGCCGCCTGCGCCTGTTCTTTCTTCATACGTTCCACGGTTTCAGATTTCTCTTCAATCCGAGCCGTATAGGCGTTGCGGAACTCTGTATACTCGCTCTTTGTAATCACGCCATCTGCCAGATCTTCATAGAGCCGGAGCTTCAGTTTCCTGTACCGTTCGATTTCTTCCTCTACTTTGACAATCTGTGCTTCATAGTTGAAAGATTTCCTTTTTTCCAGAGGAAGACGTTCGATAAACGCAAGCACCTGATCCAGGTGCATAACGGTTTCAATCTGGTCATGGATTGCATGGAATACAACTTCCCGCAGTCGGTTCTCACTGAAAGAATGGGGAGAGCAGTTCTTTTCTTTCCGATGTTTTCCGCAGACATAATAAATATACTTTTTCCCACTGCGCGTCACAGTCTTTCTCACCATACCCTGCTTACAATCCCCGCAGTAAAGGAATCCGGAAAACAAATAATGCTGTCCGCTGTCATCCGCAGCCCGCATATCCCGTTTGAGCAGTTCCGACACCACCATGAAATCATCCGGTGAGATCAGCGCTTCATGGGTAGCTTCTGCATGAATCCAGTCTGCTTCATCTTTCAGACGAATATCATGTACCTTGTGGTTGGGCGTTCCTCGCTTGCCCTGAGTCAGGTTGCCTAAGTAAACTTCGTTCTTCAATATTCTGGCGATGGTGTTGTATTCCCATTGGGGAACATCCCGCCGCCGAAACGCTGTCTGAAATCTTACCCCTTGCTGGCGTTTGTGTTCCATCGGAGTGGGCACACCGCTTTGATTCAGCCGCTGTGCAATGCGCAGGATGGGAAAACCGTCCTTAAACATTCCGAAAATCATGGTTACGATCTCAGCTGCATCGTCATCCACCACCAGACGGTTTTTATCCTCTGTGGATTTCTGGTAGCCATACGGAGCGAAAGAGCCAACATATTCACCTTTCCGGCGCTTCACTTCCAGGTTGGTTCGGATTTTTACCGATATATCCCGGCAGTAAATGTCGTTTACCAGATTCTTAAACGGCAGTGTGATAGCATCCGAAGCACTTCCCGGTGCCAGACTGTCATAACAGTCATTGACGGCAATATAGCGGATGCCCAAGGACGGGAAAATCTTCTCCAGATAATTTCCTGCCTCAATGTAGTTTCTGGAAAACCGGCTCAGATCCTTGCTGATTGCACAGTCAATTTTGCCGGAGCGCATATCCTGAAGCATCCGCTGAAATCCCGGACGCTCCATGTTGGTTCCGCTGTAACCGTCATCTTCATCGTAAATCTCCACCAGTTCCAGGTCTGGATGGCGGGAGATGTACTCCATGCAAATGGCCTTTTGACTGGATATGGAATTGCTTTCTCCGTGTTCGTTGTCCTCACGGGAAAGTCTCGCATAGATTCCCGTCCGATAAATCTTTTCTGGCACTATAAAAACCTCCAATCTTTCTAATGTATCATCACAGAAAGACGGAGGCTGATCCTACTATAAATGCAGGAGTACAAGCCCCAGCAAATCGTGGCTGCGGCTCGTGTTCCTGTTTTGTTTTTGACCCGGTTTTATCTTACCATCCCGGCAGAACATTTGAAAAGGATGTCAACTGCCGGAGAGATACACGCTGTTGACACGCTCCTCTATGGTTGGGCCTTTCGGCTGGAACGCCAGCTTCACAACAATGCCTCCGTCTAAGTAACAGTAAGGATTGCGGATTTGCCGGATATGGGATTTCAAGCGTTCCTCATATCCGGCGTCCGGGTCTAAACGGACGCTCTCGCGGTCAACCAGCTGGGAGCGGTCAACCGTCCGAGGGTCTACGTTTTTCATTTCCTCTACGGATTGATACGCCACATGATTTCCCCCTTCCATCTTATGATGCGGCTCAATAAAATAGTCACGGCGACCTCCCTTCCGGGGTTCGTTATTCTATACCTATTACGGGTCGGTCTTCTTTATCCGTCCGGCATCAAAATTTCAGGGGAAGCATATAGCGACGGCTGTTACCGTTATACATCCGGTAGACCTGGTACATATACTTTTTGTATCCAGCCATATTTACTCCGAGGGAACGACCTTCCCGGTAAATAGTAAGCGGATCATACCGGCGCAGCTGCTCTACCAGGCGCTTAGGACTATATTCATCATGATATAGATCTACGAAGAACACCACGCCAAGCAGAATCTCAAAGCGAAGAGAATCCGGAGCGCCGTCCCAGGCATTTACAATGTGCTGCATCCCTTCCTTATAAATTTTTTCGCCCACCTTCTTGTAGATGGAGTAGGCAGTGCCAACGCAGCCAATCCGGTACTTGCCTCTGTCCTGGTTGTAGTCCAGCCGCAAGCCAACATCCTCCGTAGCTTTCAGGAAAGCCACCGCATCCGGGTCATTGCCGTAAATCAGCGCACGCAGTTTCGCACCGGCGGTGAGCTGGGCGGAAGTACCAGTCTGCTGAGCAAACAAAATAGCTTCATCCAGTTCGGAGAGGCCATAGAACACTTTGCAGCGGATGGGTAAGTCCTGACCGCCGTTGCGGAGCTTCCTGGCGGCAATGGTGTGCTGACCGTCAAAAACATAGTAGTGGCCGTCACGGAAGCTGACCTTCGGGTCATTGGCGATATGCTCGTCAAATTCTGCCGCAATCTTGCGGACACGGTTGGGATTCAGTTCCCGCTGATAAGCGTTACGAGGGACTTCCAGGTTCTTGCTGTAGATCATCATCTCGTCAAAGGGGCAGTTAATCAGGTTCTTCATGTTGGTTCCTCCTGTTCGATTTTGTTAATAAATTGAATGGCTTCTTTGAATATTTTCAGTACCTTGCGGCGGTACGATTTCTTATTTAAAAGACCCGGATAGCTTTCAAAGCAGCGAAGACATCGGCGAATCATGGTGGATACCGCGTCCTCCAGTTCGTAGAACATGGTACTTTCATCGGCCAGTTCTTCCGCCGTTTCCATACCGGAAGAAATCGCAAGGATTTTTTGGATTTCTGTCATGGGGCGGGTAGGAAGCTCAGATTCTTCCGGCTCTGGCTGAGCTTCATCATCAGTAATTGATGAAGGCTCAATCTCTGTCGATGCTTGCTGTTCAACTGAGACTGGTGCTTTATCTGACATTAGCTTTGACTGACGTAGCTGTTCAACTAAAGCTGGACGATCATCAGGATTGGCTTTGGCAATAGCTGCCACAGCAGTATCCGTGGGTTTAATGGAGCCTGAAAGCAGTTCCTCTTTGATGCCGGGTTCTATTTCCTCGGCAGCATCGACTCCCTTAGCATAACGCTCAGCACGACGGACATAGCTTTCGCTGGTATTAATTTCTCGTGCGATGCATTCACTGGTTCGTTCGGATTTTTGCTTCGGGTCATTTTGACCCGAAGCACTTTTGCCTACTAAAGCGTATTGATTTCCTCGGAAGCAATTAGCCAGCTTCTCCGCTTCATACCGCTGTCCAATCAAATATTTCTTCTGCTGTGGTGTCAAATTTCGACGACCAAGCTGGTTACAGCAAATCCAAGCAATGGCGGCATAGCGGTCAGGAAACTCCTTTTCAAAGACTGTGTATTTGATTTCCGGATGTGCTTGAATAATACGAAAGCGATTGTGACCATCTACGATGCAGCCGTTCCAGACAATCAACGGATTCAGCACAACGCCGTCCTGGAGAATATTTTCTTCCAGCAGCTGATATTCTTCCTCAGTCAGAGGTGGAATTTTAGACTCGAACTCTGGGTCAATCCGCAGTAGTTCATCCATCTCTTCACCCCCGTTCCGATACCGGCGTTACATAGTAGTCATAGCCCATGCGAATCTGGCAGTAGGTGCAGATTTCCTTTACTGTCTGCCTGTAATTTGCCCGCCGGATACGATAACTCCCTGTGATCTCGAAGTTTTCCCGGCAGGTGGGGCAAAGACAGATCAGGGAATTCCTGTCATTTCCTTGCCAGGTCAGGCGCGTCATACACTATCCTGGGAAAGCCCCAGGCTGGCACATACCGCTTTATCAATCAGTTCCATCTGAGCTTTGGTCAACCGCCCAGCGTAGCCGCGTATGCGGTGCTTATCGATCACCCGTAACTGTTCCAACATGAACAAGGAGTCTCCGTCATACTTCATTCCGGGAATCTTGCTCAGAACAACGTGTGTCGGCAGATATGGCTTTTTGTCGGCCTGCTTTGTAGCAGGTGTGACGATCAATGTCGGTGAATAGAAGTTGCCTACGTCATTCTGCAGGATCAGCACGGGGCGGATACCGCCGTGCTCACAGCCATAGGCAGGATTTAAGTTTGCGAAGTATATCTCTCCGCGATGATATTGTTTGAAATCTCGATCCATTGTGTGTACTCCTTTCTTGTGGGTATGTTAAAGGAGCCAAAACACGGGAATAGCCTTCCCGGTCATGGCTCTCGAAAATTTCTTAAGCGGTTATTTTCTCACATTTGTCCTCGACGCCCCTGAGAAGCGGGAAATCATCAGGCGGCAGCTTGCTGGGCTGCTCCATAGGCATCTAACCTCCCCGCCTTCCTTGTGGCCGGGCTGCGAATTACAGAAGTATCATTATCCCTGTATGCCGTCCTGGCCCTGCCGGTTGCAATCCGGTATTTTGTAGCAAGTATGGTTCGCTCGCCTCCGGGTGGAAGGTCATGGCGTACTGCCTGTCCGGCTCTGACATACGGTAATGTACCTGATGAATGAGTATTCGGTTTTCAAGGTTCCCAGCCGGTGTTCCCTGGCTGTGATTAAATTGTAGCCGAATCCAAATTGTTTCCAGAGTGACTTGTTGTCACGGTACTGGTCGAGTTTGTCACGGTAGATTAAAGAGAAGCCTTCAGCTGTCCAATCTGACCCATTATGTTTTCCAGTTCTCGCTGGATACGCTCCGTGTCTGAATATTTCACTCGTCCAAGGATCAGATAGTCCAGAGATATGTCAAATGTAATAGCAAGTTCAATCAGCAGGTCGAGTGAACCACCGCGTCTTCCGTTTTCCAGTGCCCTGTAATGATCCAGACTAATATTCAGCTTGTCGGCCATCTGTTGCTGTGTCTTGCCGCATTCCATACGCAGTTTTGAGATTCTCATTCCACATTCCATCGGATCGTAATACATAATTTTTCCTTTCCGCCTGTGCGAAAAGCGGCAAAGGATACAAACTTCGCAGCGTTTTCCCATCTCCCAGCCTGAAAATGAGCGCAAAAAGAGAAGGGTACCGATACCGCACCTTCCTAAAACAGGATCAGTGCAATATTTGTATCCTCAGCCCTTAATGCATATCAGGCTTTCGATATTTTTTGAAAGCCCTGCCGGAAACAAAAGAAGGCCGCCGACAGAGCCGGACTCCAAAATTGGAATCCAATTCTGCCAGCGGCCTCTCATGTAATGTCTGGTTAAACCTCTGGAACTGTTAAGGTATGTGACCTGGAGCAGGATTTACACAGCCTGTTTCATCTCAACCTGTCCGTCGTTATACCTGTGTATTCATTTTTTGTCAGAGACTGGCGAGCCGCCCAGTCTCATTGACTTCACCTTTGGGGGCGTAGATGTCAATTCGGTCATGCCGACGCCCCATTACTTTTCTGACCATTACTGCATGGCATTTTGAGCATTCCACCTTGATCGTGCCGCTGGAATTTTTATATCCAACGGAGATTTCACCGCAATTTGGACAATGCCATGAGAATGGTCGCCAAATTTCTTTTTCCTGCATAAGTCCATCCTCCCTCCATGGCCTTGTCACTTTGTTGACATCAAAAATTTCTCTGCCAGCTCCCTGCCGGTATAAACAGGGATTGGCTTCGTCTTAGCATATGCCAGTATCTGCACTGCCTGATGGCAATGCTCGCACTCCATCCAGCCATCCGTTTCATCCAGATAGAGATTATGGTTCAGCTCCCCGCAGATTGGGCAGCGCACATCGTAGGTTTCCATTGTCAGAACACATCCTTTCCTGATTTATCGTAAAGGCCAGTGTTACAGGGCCTTGATGACGTGTTTTGCCACGCCCTGTACAATGAGCTGCTTCACTCGAATTTCTTTGTCCGGATACTTTGTTTGATTCGCATATCGAAGAATCACATCTCCGTTTTCCTCATCAATTCCGCCAAAGGTTTTCAGAGTGTTCTCATTGTCCTCATCCAGCGCGACGACAATATCGCCGACCGTCGCTGTATCTTGTATTCTGATAACGATCAGATCTTCATCCTCGATGCCCGCATCTACCATGGAGTCGCCTTTAGCGCGGAGAATATAGAATTTACCCTCTCCAAAAATGGATTTGGGAAGGCTTACATATTCCTCTACGCTTTCCTCCTCACGCTCCGGGTCACCACAGCGGATACTGCCAACCACCGGTGCGGAAAAATACCCGGAGGTACATTTGCCGACCTGCTTTGTCACAATGGTTTTGCCATCATAGGAAAGCATACCGCGCTCATTCATGGCGACAAGGTAGCGATAGGAAGTCGCCTTTGACACGCCAACGCCTTGTGCAATCTCATTTACAGACGGAGAGGCGTGGTGTTCACGGTAATACTGGTCAACAAAGGTACAGATTGCATTCATCACTTCCGGGTTCTTGCTTCTCATGGTCATTCCTCACATTCTAAATGAAACGGCTCGTTTCAGATATTTATATTATAGCGAACGCCTGTTCTTCTTTCAAGGGATATTTTGCCAGAAAAAACGAGATGTCGCCGTTTAGCGACATCTCGTGCGAAATATCATTGTTTATTCGATTTCTTCCCATGGTTCTAATCCCATTTCCTCCCAGGTCACGCCATAGGGAGCGCCGCCGGAAGTATAACCGGCAATAAAGAAAAATGTATCATCCTGTTCGGGAAAAGGAATTTCTTTTGGCTTTTTCTGTCTGTGTCCTTTTGTTTTGCGCTGTTTCTCCTTTGATGTGCTCATTGGGTCAGCAGATGGTTCATTTTTCGTTTTGGGAAGCAAGTGCTGCGGCAAACCGGATTCTTGTAATCGCTGGAGAATATGTGGACATTTTTTCTGATATTCATTCAGCACTTCGCCATAAGAAATCCAGAATCCAAGCCCCTGAATGCGACAGTATACCCGCTCAGCAATTTGAACAACTTCATTATCATCCGGCGGCCGCTTCTTTTCCTGCAGAAACCGATCGGTTTCCCGATACATCAAATCGGAGATACGGGCTTTTTGCTTCTGCTTTAGTTCCTTATATTTCTTATTTGGATTGTTCATTCGTTGTCGGTTCATACAGTTACCGTCTCCATTAACTCTGAAACAGACTCATTCCAGCGCAGCCCTCGCCATCCGATGATATTCATCCAGTACGAACGCAGGGCTTTCTATCTTCATTCTGCCGCACCAACCAAAGACCCAGCGGTAAAAAGTTGGGCTGGTACAAACCAATACTCTTGCTCTGAAATGATTGTCATCTACAGTTTCCGTCTCTACATCCAGACCAAAGTGATCTATCAGATGTTTCATCAGGCTGTTTTCACAAAGCAGTGATACTTCGACCGGTTCTTCCGTATCATACATCCGGAATACCTCACGCGAATAATTTGCCAGATTCAGATTGTCTTGTGCCGGTGTCGCTGCCTCATCAAGAATTTCCGGCTGTCTGCTGATCCGGTCTACCCGGAAGGTATTGATTTGATTCCGGCGATGATTCATACCAAGGACGTAGTAGAAGTCACCATCCCAGATCAACGCATAAGGACTGATAACATACGGTAACCCATCGTTTTTCAGCACCCTCTCTTTTTGAGTATTGTAATCCGTATAGTAGAATGAAATCCGTTTACCTTCGTTAATCGCATCATTGATTGCTTCGACAATGTAGTAGCTTTTTTCGTTGTCCGATTTAACACGTCCGGTCACATATAGATTGCGCTTGAGCTTTGCCGCATTGGCTTCACTGGTAAGCGCCATCAGTTTAGAAATCAGCACCTGGCTTTTGCCTACGGAGATAAACTTTGAAGACTGCACCGCATCAATCAGCAATTTCACTTCCGGCAGTTCAAACAGACGGTCATTCAGATAATATTTCTTTTCACGGGAACGAATCTCCATCACTTCAAGGCCACCGGCGTTCAGCAGTTCTATGTATTTAGGGATGGTTGTCCGATGCAATTTGATTTGATGATAGGTTTCCATCATATCAATCAGCTCTTTGGTGGAGACTGGATGATCTACATCGGAGTGACGGAGCAATATCTGGTACAGATATAAGACTCTTAGCTGGTGATCAGTTTCCATAATTATTTACATCCTTTGATTTTTAATTAAGTTCTGCCATAAGCTTCTCTCGATATGAGCAGTCCAGAACACATCGGTGAAACTCTAAAAAACGTCGGGAATCAAACAGCGCTTCTCCAAGTTTGTATAAGCTGCTTTCCTTAAATTTCAACGGCGTATCACCTTCAACATTAAAAATTGCCCATTGCAGTGCGGAGGATGCTGCATCCGATTGTAATGCTGGCGGGACGAGAGCTTCCGCCATTTGAGCAGCAACATGATTCCCGAACTGAGACTGAATCTGTTCTGCTGCACAATCCTCATATTCCGTTTCAAATGACAGGCCTGTATCTATTTTATCATAACTGTCTGGTGACTGCTTCTCCAATGTTATATAAATGTCGCCTTTTCCTGTCGTAATATCAATATGCTCAGAAAGTTCTAATTCAAATTCTACTTGATTGAGTTCTGACTGAAAAACAAACATCTGAACGATGCAGGCACTTATCGTTCCATCATCTTCCTCCGATGATAAAAAAGACAATGGATTGTACTCAACACATTCCCATATAGCTGGGTTCTTTTGTGTGAGTGTCAATAAACTGTTTAATAGGTAATTCTGTTCTTCATCAATAAAATCTGGTTTATTTAACATTAGGTTGCGCCTCCTATCTTTTTAATTCAATACTTACGTTGCCTTCTGAATCTATAACGAGATGCATAGGGCGGATATATTTATCATAGAACTGACGTTTTTCAGCTTCGGTCATGGTAAGTCGGGTAATGCGCAGAGCTTCTGCAAACATATCGTTTACATTTAAGTGAATCGAATGATCCAAATACCGGTACATTTCTTTGAACAAAGCACTCATTTTTATACCATCTGCATTCCCTGAATAAAAATCATCAATATAGCAATAAAAAATACCTGATTCTGCAAGGGCTTGTTTCATTGCATGGCTGCATTTTTCTCTTTCTACCATAACGAGAAAGCGGGCTTCTGGAAGTGAAGAAATCAATCCCCAGTAATCGGAATCGCTGGATACAATAATAAAGGAATCTACATGATTTTGATAGTGTTCCTGACAGGCCCTTGCCGTCAATTTAATGTCAACCAGAGATTTGTTTTGCTTCACACGTTCTGTCAAAATATGCTCTACAGAAATCTTTGTAAAGTTATCCAAAATCCTCCAGGCCGATGCTGTATGTATATCGTCGAACAAAAGGATTCTCGATATTTTTGCCGTATTCCTATAATCTAAGCCTTTCAGGGTAGCACACAGTTTATATGGATCGGAGTTTTCACAATCAACAACGATAACTGCTTGTGTACTGTCACCAATAAACTCCTGAATACTTCCTTTTACATAAGTGCTTACATCTGAAACCCGGTTGTACTCGGTAAACGTGTCTCCATGCCATCGATACAAAAGAGTGACAAATTTCTTGTCATTATACAAGATATTTCCCTCATTTGACGGATTCCAGTTCATATACATCTGGTAAGGATAATCTTGTTTGTGCTGATAGTAGAGCGTTGCGGCGTTTTTCGTACCTGTTTCGCTAAAGCCATCTGGCATAATAAACAGATCCTGGATATATTTCCAGTTAAGCCATAGCGGGAAGAAGGGCTTGCAGTTATTGATTCTATTTGAAATAATGCGGTTAAGCTCGATAATGTGCTGAAACAGCTTCGTACTTGATTTTTTGACGAAGTAAATCCCCTCTGACTCCAAATAGCGCATACTTTCCGCCGGGACGTATTCCGGCATCGATAGAATGGATAGATATTCTGTCTTCATTTTCCGGTTGATTGTCCGATAGTTTCTCTGTATGCTCGTCCGGATAATGGATAGATGGCGAATAATTCTGGTACTCTTTTCGTTGTCCATCTGAGCAAACACTTCTTGTTCCGGTGGCTCATGTATATTCTCAAAGATTCGCTTCGGCACCCCTATCAGATAAGCAATTTTTGAAACAAGTTCATGGGTGCTGTCCTGGTAAATCTTTTTTTCATTTGAATCTGAAGAAATAGCAATGTCCATGTGAAAACTCCTCGTATTGCGGTTTTATCTATATCCATTATAGCAAAAAAAGTTTAACTGGCGTAGATTTATTGATACCTTTCCGGGCAGTAGAAAATAAGCAAATCCATTTGATGGGAATCTCCGTCTGAATCATCTGAAGTTCTTAAATCGCAGGATACATAAAAGTCATCAAACATAAACGCAGTTATGTTCCTCTCAAGCAATCGAATTTCTTCTGTCTCGAAGTTAATTACCCCCATACCGAAAGGGTCATCATTCCAGCACTCTTCAAGAGTCTGATTTAGACATTCTGTACAAAGAAAATCAGCCGCTTCGTCTATGTTCAATTCTTTATCATTTTCAAAATATATGGTAGCGTTAGCATAACCTCGGTCATGATTGGGTGTAATGTAGGCAGTAAAGCCATTTTCTCCCGTATTTTGCATACTGGTAGTCGAAAAGCCCGCTGGCTCTTCAATCAAATTTCCATAATCATCATAGCGGTTAATTTCAATCGGGACAAACTCAAATGTATTCAGACTGATAATACCAAGATTGGTTTGACCTTCGTAAAAAGGGAGCAGAGATTGTTCAGGAGTTCCGCACAGATAACATTTTTCAGGTGCGGTATTTGAAATATACAGTCCTTCCTCTGTTTCGGAAATCGCTTCCATTTGCATATCTTGATCTCCGCCAGAGTCATGGCATCCAACTGCGCATAGACAAATAAATGCCACAAGGATACCCATTCCGAACTTATTACGTTTTATCCTTGTCATTTGCTTCCTCCCTCGTATCTGAACATATCATATGATAATTTAATAATATCCAATACAATCAGACAGGTCAATCGAAATATATAGTCATACCAGATATAATTTACCGCCTTGTGGGATACAATCGTATAAAAAGGTGGTCGCTATGTTTGAAGATTTGTTTTATCAGCGTTTAATAAAATTACGAACAGAAAAAGGTGTCTCTGCCAGGGATATGAGTCTTTCCATTGGCCAGAGTCCCGGATATATCAATTCATTGGAAAATAGAAATGGTTTTCCATCAATGCAGGTGTTTTTCTATATCTGTGAGTATCTCGGCGTCACTCCAGCCGAATTTTTTGATGACGGCAGCGATCACCCTGTTGAGTATAAAGAAGTGTTGGACGAGATAAAATTGTTAAGCCATGAGAATCTAAAGAATGTGATGGCAATCGTCAAAGCTCTAAATCACAATCAAACATGAGCAGCGCCAGTCAGGGAAACCCCGGCTGGCGCTTTTCCATAGCTACAGTAACTCATTTAGTAGATTCATACACTTCACCTTTTGCTGAAGGTTGGCGCTTCCGTAGACATTCAAGGTAAAGGAAACATTTTTATGCCCCAGAATCTCAGAGAGCGATTTAATGTCAAATTCTGGTATTTCGATTGCCCGTACCGCAAATGTATGGCGGATCTCATGAAATTTTACTTTTTGCAGCCCGTTTCTTTTGAGAAATCGCGCAAAAAATTGCCGGTATGTACGTGGTTCAGTCGGTTTTGTCTTTCCGGTCAAAAAATAGTGATTCGGATTTTCTGTGTAAAACTTCTTGATAATGTTCATAAGGAGCGACGGAACAGGAATTGTCCTGGCCGATGTCTTTGTCTTAGGCGGCCCTATATGAAGATAGGATGACTGTTTCCGCTTATCATAAATGCGCTGCACAGTCTTATTGATGTTAATTGTCTTATCTGTGAGGGAAATGTCCTTCATTTGAAGTCCACAAAGCTCGCCGATCCGAACCCCAGTAAACAGTGCAATTAGAATACCCGCCGTTTTTCTGTTCAAATCCATGTAGATGCACTGAATAAGGGTTTGTTCCTGATCTTTGGACAGTGAATTGACTTTTTTGACTCCAAGTTCTTTGGGGTATTCGATGAGATCCCAATTCAACAATGGAATAGCCCGCTCCTTATAAGCATACTCCATTGCAAGTCTGAGTACAAGAATAACATCACGGATCGTCTTTACAGTCAATCCGCCTGTATTGTCCAACCGGCCGGAATTATGGAGATAAGTAATATAGCTCTGAATATCCGCCTCAGTGATACTGCCAATCTTACGTTTACCGAAATATGGAATAAGATGATTTTCGGCAATTAGAGTAAAGCTGGCATGGGTTGACGGTGTGATCATTGGTTTCTTTTGATTTAACCAAGTGTTCAGCAACGTCTTAAATTGTGTATTTTTAGTCATGTTGACCACCTCCACAAACATTATCATGTGGAGATGCAAACAAGGCATTACCATCCTCAAGTAACGGTCTCGAAAAGTATCCGAA